ATCACATCTGACGGGGATGTGCGTAACCGGGAGAGCAAGAAGGTCCTAAAAGAATATGAGAACCCCAGCACTGGGGCTTGGTCGTACAGCCTTCGTCGGAATGACGGACGGTGTACCCAACGAAACTTCTGGAGTCTCATATATAGCGCTTGGCCAGAGTTGAAGCCGTCAGATCCAAAAGAACTGGCGATACGTCAACCGGCTAGGCGCTACTCACAGAGGGGGGCTTGGGCGGATATCCCAGGCTTTCCTACGTACGAGGCGCATCCTGATGGGAGCGTCCGGTACAAGAAGACCCGCAAGCGTCGTAAGTTGCAGCACAGCAAACGTGGGGAGCCATATTATGCACTCTTCAACGAATACGGTGATCGTAGCGACGTCAAGGTCAAGACGATTCTGGCCAGGTGCTTCGCATGAGGGGCTGGCGCTATATCCCGAACTTCCCGCTCTATAAGATCAGCAGGCGTGGGGAAGTAGTCAACACGCTGGACGGACGCATATTGCAGACGTCCAAGAACAACAAAGGCGAGCACTACCACTTGGAATCTGAATCCGGGCGCGTAGTAGCTATGAAACCCGAGGTGCTCATATCCTGGGCATACAACAAGGAGACAGAATGAATACCGACGCTCACATGATCGTCACGTCAATGGTGAAGGATCTGGCGAATAGCTATGACGAACAGATCCTAGCCTTCTTCGGCTCAGAAGAACTGGCTAAGCAATACATGCACATGTTCGTCATCGAGCAACTACCTACTGGTATGGCTGTCGTTCCCGGTGTGGAAGGTCAGAACCAGTTCATATTCCACGCAGAGACAGAGATCAGGATCCGGCCCAAGACGCTGGAAGAGCTGGAGGCCGACAAATGAGCGACACAATCCATATCGTCTTTGGTAGCGCGAGCAACGCTAAGAACTACGCTCGGGCAAAGGCGATCAATCCGCGGTTCGTGGTCATCGCTACGCAGCCTGAGCTCATTCAGTCGAAAATGGCTGAGAACATCAAAACAATCAAAACCGTGCGATTCCCTGATGAGGTCTGGAAGCCGGTTACCTTCCCCTGTGAGAAGCGTGTCGCTGAGACTGAGCGCATCATCAAGGGATATCAGCGGCTGGGTGTCGTTGTGACGGAGGAGAGCTCATGACCTTCAGCACTCCACACACTGTCTGCACCATGGCGGAATATATCCTGCTCCAGAAGATGCGTCCGCGTTTGGTAGAGGCACTGGGCACGTACCTGATCCCCATGGAAGAGATGGACTACAGTAGTGGTCTTCCGCTCATATTCGTGTTCTACGGAACTGAGCGACAGATGCAGTACTGGCTGCTCAACAAGGATATCGATCCGAAGCACGTACGCTTAATCACGGAACCCAACCGTCTGCAAGGACTGCGGGCAAGAGCTATCCCAATTCGCATAGATCCATATTGGCATCCCGTGGGTCTGGATGAGCGAGTAGGCTTCGACAGCAGCGAGTGGTATCTCAAGGACATGGAGTCCAAGGTCGGCTCTCTATGGGATATCTGGAACCAAGTAAACCCAGTCCCTGAAAACGAAAGGTGGATCCGTTTAGCATGAGCGAGAAGATGCAAATATGCCGGTGGCAGCGAGATGCCATGACAGAGCTGTTCTTTCGTCGGTCCAAGACATACGAGGAATGGCTAGCTGTCGAGCAATATATCGATGCTCACTTCCAGGTCGAGAAGCTTGAGCAGCAGGGCGGAGACGAAATCAAGAACGTCTACGTCTACTTCGGCTACAAGCAGGACGCTGTTCACTACCGTCTCGCGCATGATATCGATCCTCGGGATATGGTGAATGTCAAAGACTTCCATATGTTGCAGGGTCGTAGGGCTAGACCTATTCGAGTTGGTTTGCAGAGTAAGTGGTACTGGCTCAACTTCAATCATCAGATGTCGGTAGAAGCTCGTTATTTGATGGCCATCATGGAAGCTCATTACGGGACGGCATCATGAACGACTTCTGTAAGCACTGTGGCGAGATCATTCACCAGAACCAGTTCGATGGAATCTGGAGGCACTGGGATTCGTTTCGTAAATGTGTTTCGGATCCTAAGAACTCTGCTGAACCAGAAACCCCTGATAACGTCGAGCTAGGAGGTCTACATGATTGATGACACAATTGTCGTTCATGTGAAGGGTAACTCACATCCTTACCGCTTCCGGGATCAGGACAGAAGCATTTATATCTATGCGACCGCAGCAGTACTCAATGGACAGGGCTTCATCTTGAAGAGCGCCGAGCTCGGGGAGTTCACGTTTGCTCCTGGTAGCGTTTCTCACGTCCACTCATATATGGGGACAGAGTAGTGGACTGGCTAGGTCCGTGGGTGATCCTGTTCTTCGCAGTTCTCTACACCGTCTTACTGATCATATTCATCAAGTCATACCATGGGAGAGGCTAATGGATCCGGTAGTGCTGGCCGCTCTAATAGGTGGCGGGTCGGTGTGTGTCATCATCTGGGGAGCAGTATTTAGCCTCTGGCTGATCGATAAGCGGCGGGGAAAGCGGTACGGACGCAAATAGTTCGTGGCCACTTATGGCCGGTTTGCCCACTTATTGAAAAAAGTTGTGGGCGTTTGTGCCCAAGTTTCGGAACAAGTGGCCAAAAAAAGTGGGCAAAATGGCCAAAAGTGAAATCAAAAGTGGGCAGACGTTTTGGTCGAAATCACCCTGATTTGGTCCAAAAAGGGCTATTTTGGGGTGTTTTCGTGCCCACAAATGCCTTGTTTTGTCCAAGTTGGCCAAAAACCCACTTTTTCTCTTATAAACTTTTCTCAGAAAAAAAAGGGGTATTATAGAAAGTTTTGGTTTTGTCCCAAAAAAGTGGGTAAGTGGCCACACCCGGAAAGTTGGTCAATGCCCACGCATTAAAAACATAGGTTATGATGATAGGAATAGAATGTCGCTAGCGACTAGAGCACGATCTATTCACTATCCTTTTTTCTTTTGAGGTCTCATGCCACCAAGCAAAAAGAAGAAGCTGGAAAGCGACTTCAAGGGGGACACCCTTCAGGAGATCCGCGACCTCTTACCGGGTTGCGAGATCCTTCACAACGATGCGAACTATATTCAGGGGATCCCGGATACGCTCGTTCTGTATAGGTCCCGTTATGCAATGCTCGAATTCAAACGAGCCACCAATGCGGCGAAGCAAGTCAACCAAGACTACTACGTCGACAAATTCAACAACTGGTCCTATGCGTCCTTTATCCAACCTGAGAATAAAGAGGCAGTACTAAATGAACTTCAATCAGCACTTCGAGCTCCAGGGTCAACATGCGCTCCTGAGCGCTAGTACCTACAGCTGGACAAATTACGATCTCGACAAGCTTGAGATTTGGTTTGCACGACAGCTGGCTAAGCAAGAAGGCACGGCACTCCACGACCTCGCTGCAACCCTGATCAAATTTGGGCAGCGTCTTCCGGAGAGCAGCAAGACTCTGAACTGTTATGTCAATGATGCGATCTCGTACCGCATGACACCGGAACAGGTTCTCGCATATTCTCGGAACTGCTTTGGCACTGCTGATGCAATCTCGTTCCGTGACAATCTTCTCCGGATCCACGATCTTAAGACCGGCGTCACCAAGGCTTCTATGCGACAGCTGGAAGTCTATGCCGCTTTGGCATGTCTGGAATATGACCTCAAGCCCGGCGAGATCAAGATGGAGCTTCGCCTCTACATCAACGACGAAGTACAGATCCACGAACCCGACGTTATGGTTATTGCTCAGATCATGAGTACCATCGTCACGTTCGATCGACGCATTGAGGAAATGAGGGAGGAGTCCGCAGCATGACCGAAACACCAGATAACGAACTCTTCCATTATGGCACTCTCCGCAAGTCGGGTCGATATGAGTGGGGTAGTGGTGAGAACCCTGGACAGCGCAACCGCGAGTTCCAGCAATATGTAGACAACCTCCGTAAGTCAGGACTCTCTGATTCGGAGATTGCCAAGGGGCTCGATATTTCTCGTGTCCAGCTTCAGGCCAACCTGGCGCTTATCAAGCACCAGCAGAAGCAAGAACAAATCGAGCGTGCTCGCGAACTCAAAAATCAAGACCCGCCTCTGTCCAATGTGCAGATCGGTCTCGAAATGGGAATCAACGAATCTTCTGTCCGTGCTCTCCTTGCTGAGGGTGCCGAAGAGAAGAACGCGAAACTCAAGGTCACCGCGGATATGCTTCGTGAGCAAGTTGACAAAAAGGGAATGATCGACGTCGGCACAGGTGCCCACTACTTCATCCCTGGTGTGAGCCCGGATAAATTCAATCAGGCAGTAGCGATGCTTCGCGAAGAGGACTACAACCTCTACAACTTCCAGATTGACCAGGCTACCACTGGCAAGAAGACGAACATGAAAGTCCTAGCTAGACCGGACATCGAATATAAAGCGGTGTACCAGGAGCTCGACAAAGTTCACCAGATCAAGGACTTCACGGATACCGATGGTAACTCCTTCGCTACTATCCAGAAGCCTCTTGCCGTCGACCTTAAAAGGGTTGGCGTTCGGTATGCCGAAGAAGGTGGCGCCACAATGGATGG